TGGCGGCCGCCCAGGTGTCCGCGAACGCACTCGCGTTCGTGTAGGCCGTCGCGGCGGGGCTGTAATCGGCGTCGAGGGTGGCGGTAAACGTCTGCGCGGCCCACGCCTCCGCGAAGGTCGAGGCGTTGGTGTAGGCCGTTGCCGCCGGCGTGATGTCGAGATCGAGCTGCGCGGTCTTGGGCGTATCGGCAAGCGCGGCAAGCCGTCCCTCGACATCGATCATCGACGAGTCGAACTCGCGGGTATTCGCCGTGATGACGACTTCGGTCGCGATCGGCTGCGCGGCTGGAAGATCGGCGTTCGGGTAGCCGGTGACGTCAAAGTCCCGCTCCCTGTTCACCATGGCTTCGGTGGGGTCGTTCTTCCCGGTTCGGTCCTTGGGAGTCGCGACCATGCCGCCCCCTTGCACCGTCGCTTCGACCCTTACCACCGTCTTGTAGAGCCACTGCAGCCCGTCCCACGCCCAGCCGAGCGCGGTTTCTAATGCGCTGATAAAGGCAGCCTTGGGGTCTCCCAGCACCTTGAAGGCTCCATCGATGCTGATGTTCGCCGTCACCGTCTGCTCGAAGGTGTCCTTGAGCCAACTCGCCGCGCTCTTCGCCGCCTCCCACATCGAGGTGAAGGCGGTGGTCACCCCGCCGGCGATGTCGGGTTTCGGGATGCTGATGTCGAAGGTTTTGATGCCGTGCAGCACGTTGTCCTGGAGCCAGGACGCGCCGCTGCGGATGAAGTCCCACATGGTCGCAAAGGCGTCGACGACCGCGCCGGACACGGTGGGGATCCCGACCTCGATGCCCCACGATCCGGTGCCGGCCGTCTCGGCGCTCACGGTCGTGCCGCCGCCGCCGAACAGCGAGCCGATCCACGACACCTTGCTCTTGATCCAGTCCCAAGCGGTCGTGAAGGCATCGATGATGTCACCGACCACGCCGGGGATCGGGACGCTGATGCCCCACTCGTCGAGCTTCGCCCCGAGGATGCGCCCGACCCAGCCGACCTTACCCTTGATCCAGTCCCAGGCCGTGGTGAAGGCGTCCACGATCGCGCCCTTGACGGCCGGGATGCCGACGTCGATCCCCCAGTCGAGGATTTCGCCGGCCAAATCCTTGAGCTTCGGATACTGCCCGGTCAGCCAGTCCCAGAGGCTCTGGGCGCCGTCCACGATCCAGCCGGTGACGGTCGGGATGCCGATGTCGAGCGCCCAGTCGAGTGCCTGGCTCCCGAGCTGGCCCGCTAGGCTGATGACGTTGCCCAGCAGGTCCCGGAAATTGCCGAGCATCCCCTGAGCGACGTCGAGCGCCCCGCCCCAGTCTCCCTGGAACACTTCCTGGATCAAGCGCCCGAACCCGGTGACGAGGTTGCCCAGCTCCCGGAACACCCGGTCGAGCGGGGCGAAGCCGGTCTCGATCCCCTTGAAGAGATCGCCGATCAGCTTGGCCGGCGCGGCCAGCAGATCGCCCAGGCCGGCCAGCGCCATTCGCCAGTTGCCGGCGGAAATCGCGTTCTTGAGCTTGTTGATCGCGTCGAGCGGCCGCTGCATGGCGTTGCCCATGCGGGCGAACCACTCGTTGAGGTTGATGCCGGTCAGGTTCTCGAGCACGATGCCGAGCGCCGAGAACCCGGCCTCGATCGGCGTCTTGCCGAGCTTGCGGTAGAAGTCGTACTGCTGCTTGAGGGCCTTGACGAACTTGGCGCCGGCCTTCACCGCCCCGTTGACGGCGTCGCCAAACCCGAACCAGTTCTTGAGGTAGGCCACGCCGAGCAGGGCGATCAGGCCGAGCACGATGCCGAGCGGGCCGGTCAGCACCGCCAGCGCCGCGCCGATGGCCGGCAGCATCGTCATCAGGGTGCCGAGCACGATCAGGAGCGGCCCCACGGCGGCGGCGGCGAGGCCGATCAGCACGATCCACTTCTGCACGCCGGGCGACAACTCCTGAAACCGTGCCAGCAGGTCACGGAGCTTGCCCGCGATCGCCACGGCGGCCGGCAAGAGCACCTTGCCCATCTCAGCCGAGAGATCGGCCAGCTGCGCCCGCAGGATCTTGCTGGTGTTGGCCAGCCCGCCGGATGTGCGGGCGAAGTCCCCCTGCGCCGCGCCGAGGTTGTCGAGGATATAGCCCTGCGTCGCCATCACCTTCTGCTGGTTGGTCATGGCCGTCGAGCCGTCCCAGATCCCCTGCTCCATGGCGTAGGCCTCGAGGGTGGCCTGGTTGAGCAGAATCCCGTACTGCTCGAGCGGGTCGAACTCACCGCGCAGGGCGCTCTGCATCGCGGCGAGCACGTCCGGGGTGTTGGCGTTGTAGAAGGAGCCGAGATCGGCGGCGGCGGTGACGAGCTCGTTGCTGAACGCCGCCGTTTCCTGCCCGGTCATCCCCAGCATGTCGCCGTAGACGCCGAGCACGGTCATGTTCGACAGGTACTGTTCCTGCGAGAGGCCGACGGCGGTGGCGGCGCTCTCGGACCAGGTGATGACCTGCTGCGCCCCCTCCTGGTAGACCTGCATGGTGGCGCTCTGGGCTTCGTTGAGGTCGCTGGCGGCGGTCAGCATCGACTTGCCGATGGCGAGGACCGGCAACGTGACGGCGGCGGTCAGCCCCATGCCGATGGTGCGGATCTTGGCCCCGATGGCGTCGAGCTTGGCCACGCTCCGGTCGAGCGGATCGGTCATCCGGTCATCGAGACTGAGTTCGGTCACCAGCTTTGCGATCGTTGCCATCGGGCCTTGCCTTCTGCTTGCCGGGCCGTGCCTGAAAGAGCGGATTGCCCTTGATCTTGTCGACCAGGCTCTGCGGCCCCAGCTCCGCGCCCTCGTCCCACGCGCCGTGGAACGGCATGAACGCCTCGGCCTTGACCGGCCGTTTGACGCCCCCCAACCCCCGCAGGCTGGTCACGATCGCGGCGGCGCTGATCGCGCTGCGGATGTCGGCGCGCTCTTCCCCGAACGGCTCCACCGCGTAGAACTGCTGCCACTCCGTCAGCTCGCGGCTCGACATGCGGGCCAGCAGCTCGCCGACCGGCATGCCGAGCGCCAGCGCTAGCCGGAAGACGAATCGCCGCTCGGGTCGCGCTCTGAGGGTTTTCCCAGCTCCTCGGCATCCGCGTCGCTGATGCCGGACAGCCGCGCCGCCACGTCGTAGAGCTTGTCGATCGCCGCCCCGCTCTTCTGGCCCAGCTTGTCCACCTGGGACAGGTCGAAGAGCGCCGAGCCGTCTTCCGCGATGCAGGCCCGGACGACGAGCTTGGCGCGCACGTTGCGGCGGTTGACCGCGACGTTCTTGCCCCGGCCCTCGATCAGGCCCATCTCGTAGGCATCGCGCTCGGCGGCGCTCAGACCCCGCACGCGCACGAACGTGCCCCACTGCTCGATCCAGACATCTTCCGTCTCGATGTCGGGAATGGCGAGGATATCGGCCGCGTTGAGAAAGCGGCGCGACGGTTCGGGCTGCGGTGCCGGCTGCGGTGCCGGATCGGCCGCGTAGAACTCCTGTTGCTCACTCATCGGGTGTCGCCTCCATACGCTACGAACGATGTATGTGGTGGTGGTGCCCCGATGCCCGCGCCGGGAGGCGACCGAGCAGCGAGGCATCCGAGCACCCAACAGGAAGGTTTAGGCGCCGCTCCAGGTGCCCTGGCCGGTCACCTTGAGGGTCACCGGGCGCGTCAGCACGCCCTGCACCGGCGCTTCGAGGCCGATGCTGGTCACGAACGCGGCGAAGGTGAAGGTGTCGTCACCGGACCAGATCGGCAGCACGATCTGGAAGTTGCGCCGCGTCCGGTTCTCGAAGTCGTCGAAGAGCGCTTCGTGGGTGGTGTCCTGGAAGAAGTTGACCGAGAAGGTCACCTCACCGCCGTCTTTCAGGGTGGCGATGTACTCCTTGTAGCCGCCGGTGGTGCTGTGGTTGGTGACCTCCTCCGTGTCGAGCGTGTAGCTCGGCCCCGAGATGTCGAGCACCTCGGCGATGGTTGTGAAGGCCTCCGTCGGCGTCGCGCCGTCGCCGATGCGCAAAAGTGTCCCGAAGCTGGAGACCGCAGAAGACAAGCTCATTTCGCGTTTCTCCTTACGCTGCTATAATGTGAGCAGCGAAAAGCCGAGCGGCGCTGGAACGCCCTCGGCCATGGCTCCACCCAGACCTGCCGAGGAGGTCCAGATGTCGCGTCCCAAATCTACCACGCTGTTCTGTCGTCGCTGCCGCGCCATGCGGCCCCGTGACCAGTTCGCCCTGCTCCCCCGGAATGACCGGAGTGGCGGCTTGCGCGGCGATACCATCTGCATGGAATGCCGCTCGAATCCGGTTCGCCGTTCGTTCGATGAATGCCTCCCCCTGCCGAATCCGGATGATCCGAGCGGCGAGACGATGCTCGTGCCGCTGACGAAGGGAAAGTTCGCCATCATTGACGCCGCCGACGCGGCCCTGGTCAGCCAACACCGCTGGTTCGCGATGCAGGTTGACCATCTCTGGTATGCCGTCACGGTCGATCGATCGGGATCGCGTCACCTGCTGCACCGTCTGCTGCTCCCGGACGCCGCGCTGATTGATCACGCGAACGGCAACGGGCTGGACAATCGTCGCTGCAACATCCGCCCCGCCACGCAGAGTCAGAACATCGCCAATCGCGCCTCTCCCGGCTCCCGTTCCGGCTTCCGGGGCGTGGCCCCATCGAATCCGCCCGGTCGCTGGATTGCGCGAATCAAGGTCGAGGGGAAGACGCATCATCTCGGCACGTTCGACACGCCCGAAGAGGCGGCGCGGGCCTATGATGCCCGGGCGCGTCTCGAATTCGGTGACTTTGCGCGAACGAATGTCGATCATTCCGGCTGATCTCCCGCCCAATACA